ATCTGGAGTCATTGCTGACTTCATCTTGTCGATAAAATCACTTGGAATCATAGGAGTTTCACTAGCTACCAAAGTAGGTGCGAATTCGTTTGTAAACATAATTTTGTCTACAAATCCATGGTTCAAAGCTGATTCTGCATCAAACCACGTTGTTTTATCCATTAGTTCAAGTAATTCATCTAGCGCTTTGCCTGTCTTATGAACATAAGCGTTTGCGATGGATTTATTAAATCCTTCCAGAACTCCTGCTTCATGAAGTAGAGCGTTGTGGTCTCCACTTACATTTGATGATACATTGTGGATCATGATTTGAGCAGTAGGACTGATTTCAACTGTATCTCCTGCCATGGCAATCACACTTGCTGCGCTTGCTGCAATACCAACAATCTTAACAGTTACATCGCCTTGATATGAGCGTAGAGCAGTATAGATTTCACTACCTGCATAGACATCCCCACCACCTGAATTAATATGAACCTCAATTGGTTCACCAGTTTCAGGAAGGATAACATCTTTTGGTGCAGTAGCTTCCCACTCAAACCAATCATAAATCCAACGTTCATCGTTAGAAATAATAGTCCCCTTAATCTGAATTATCTTCATCTACTTCCGTACCTCCTTTCTCTTCTATTTCACCAAGTTGATAATTCTTGGTGATTAGAGGTTTGTCACCCCATGGTACGGCTTCAAGGCCAAGCTCTGCACGAACCTCGTTAATGAGCATTGAACCAGATGAAACTAGCTTATCGATACTTTCAGCAAGAGCAAATTTATCTCTCTGACCTTCTCCGACAATCACGAATCGTTTATTGTCATTGTAGGCACTTCTTGAAAGCATTGAATAATTTAAAGCATCACTTATTTTCTTCACTAGTGATTGGTAACAAAAGCTATTAAACATCTTACGACTGTTTTCTAAGTCAGCCATTTCACCATGCAACAGAGCAGTTGGAATACCCAAAATTTCAGCAACCTCATCATCTGACTGCCTACGTAATTTTTTCAATTCGTCAACAGACATCGTTGAAGTTCCTGTGGTATTCGTCAACTCCGAATATTCCATCCCAGATTGAGATGGAACGATTGCAATGGTTTTGTTGCTAAATGACTTAAAGAGCAAATCTGCATAAGATTTTAAATTTTCTAGTTTTTCTTTGTCAAAACTACCATTTGTTTTAGTATTTAAAATCCCACGGATTTGATTATTTCTAGCTATCGCATCAACCATTCTTGAGTGAAGTTTTTCATAATCTGTAAATAAGTCTGATACATACTCTTGAAGCCTATTGTTGTTGTACTGCAAGAAAATTACATCGCTCATTTTGAAACGTGATTCAAATGTATAACCTCTGCAAGTCACAGACTCAAATACATCGTCAAATACAGCGTACTTGGTACGTATGTAAGAATCAGCTACAAGCAGTTGGTCATCCTTTGTCAAGAAAATCAAAACTTCATTCTTAGTGATCAGTCGGTACACTACCTTCTGCCAAAAATCTGAAGCTGATTCATTTTTGTTAGGTCTGACATTTAGCAAATAATTCCAATCAGAACGCTTCGCCTTTTCTTTTTCAAGATATTTAAACTCAGACTTTGCAAAGATACGAGCGATAAACTCAGCTGACTTATCAACTGCAAGACTTTTCAAGTAAAGATTACCAAACATTCTTTCCAGTTCTTCAAACTCAAAACCAGGTTCTGGTACTTCGCGCTTAAATAAATTTAGCCATCCCAAGGCACATCCTCCTTTCTTTAATTACTTTGCCTACCACCCACCCAAAAATTAATAATTCCAATCTGTCAGCACATCGAGAAATTCACTTACATTTGATTCTTGTATCAATTCTCGTTTATAGAGCGCTGCAATCATGGCATGAAATCCATCTGTCTTTCTTCTGACAGGTTCTTTCTTCAAGAAACGTTTATTCCCGTCTTTATCCTCCTTGACGTAAGTATTATCTGTATACCAAATCATTGAGTTGTCATTCTCGAATATAAACCTTTCATTTGCGAAACCATCTTCAATGATTGGTGCCACTTTGGATTGAATCGCACCTGGATTTCTCAAGAATTCATATTCAAAACCTGCTTCTTCAAGCAGTGGTTTTAATAAGTCCATTCTAAAACCATCGGCACATACTAGCTCGATTTGATAATCTCTGCTCCATTCGTTTAATTTTTCAACCAATAAGCGAGGGTCAATACTAGGACCATCCACAATCGTAAAGAAGCCTTTATCTGCCCACTCTTGAATAGGCGCTTTAAGTTTAAATGCGTTTAAGAATGCTTTTCGAGCAAATGAGTGTTGTTTCCAGATAAAATCATCACCATTTTTAAATAACAAACCAACGCTTGCAAAGTCTCGGATACTTGCATAGTCGAACCCAGCAACACATGACCTACCTTTTAATTCAATACCTGGTTCACGTAAGCAAGCAACTAATTTCTCACGAGATGTAACATCTTTCTCAAGGTCAGCTTCTGGAAGGTTCATTCGTTTTGTCATAAACTCTTGTCTTCCAGATGGTTCAAGTTCGAGATCATCATAATCAGCTTTTGTACGAGCAAGTAGCCTTTTTGCATAGGGTGTTGTTTCGTCCAACATTGGATTTGCTTTTGACCAGTTCTTCATGTCATCCACTTCTGCTGCATCATCTAGTTTGCAGATAAAAGGGAATAACCTAAAGTCTTCTACCTCTCCATTCAAGATTTGCATAGATTTCTCTATCATCTTGTCATAGAACCCCTCACGAACATGGCCATTAGTACCGTTGTAAAAAGTCCGAGCGTGAGCAATTTTACCAAGACCAGATCTTTGGATTTTAACCGCTGAGTCATTTTCAAACTGGTGTATCTCGTCAAATTCTAAACAACCATCACGAGCTGAGTCCATTGTTTTAGGATTGTTTGTCCTAAAAGAAAAGACCGAGTTATTTGCTCGACCTATGATTGACATCTTAGTTAAATAGAAATGGTCTTCTAATCCTCTTCTTTGGATTGTTTCATAAACTTCCTCAAAAGAGACTTTACCTTGTTTTTCAGAATTTGCAGTGATAGTTACATCGTAGTCTCTGATTGGATATAGAGGACTGATGAAGAAATTATCCCTTGCTGACATAAAACCATTCTTACCACCACCACGAGCAAGTGTGTAGAGGTATTCATCAAATTGAGGTTCTCCATCTGATTTTCTAAATAGAAAAATGAATGGAGTTAAGAATAGCTGATATTTAGCAAGAGGAAAAAAGTTCTTTTCTGCAAATCTTATAAACTTATCGATTAATTCATTATCGAAGTATAAATCATCACGAGTATATATTTTCTCTTTGATGATTTTAAACAGCAACTTTCTTTCATGATTGACAACAATTTTACCTTTCTCTGCCAGTTCGATATATTCATCAACAAGCGGATGAAAAATCATAACAGTTCACTTCCTGGTCCAATTTTCTCAACAGGAGAATTTTCTACCTCAAAATCAAACGAGCGCTCAATGGCTAGTAGCTGATTGCTTGTTGTGTTGATTTCCTTGATAAGAGAATTGGCTTTTTGGAATCTTTGTTGTCCGTTGTGTACTGTAATGACCAGTCCATCTTCATGGAGACGAGCTTTTAGTTCGTACAGTAATCTCACGAGATAGAGATAGCGATTCACTTTTTCATATTGGATCGCATCCTTCTTTCTTGGACTAAAATAT